CAGAACCTGGAATGATTTACAATTCTGTTACAGGAGAATTGTTTGATGGTGAAAAAGGAATTGATGTCCTACCATGTCATTACAAATTGGAATATATTGAATGGCAAGATAGAGGCGAAGGTTCTGGAGCTCCAGTTGGAATCCATTCATCGTCAAGTGATATACTTACAAAAACAAAAAGAGATGGTTCTTTTAAAGATAGACTTCCTAGTGGAAACTATATTGAAAAAACTGCAAGTCACTTTTTAATTGTTTGTGGTCAAACTCCAACGACTGCTCTATTAGCTATGAAATCTACACAATTAAAGATTTCTAGAAAATGGAATAGTATGATGGCTAGTATCAAGATGAAAGGTGCAAATGGATTATTTACACCGGCATCTTTTAGTCACATATACAAATTAAGAACGGTACAACAATCGAATGATAAAGGTACTTGGTTTGGTTGGGAAGTTAGTAAAGTAGGTCCTGTTGAGGATTCTTCTTTATACCAACAAGCTAAATCGTTTGCTGAAAGTGTTTCAAGAGGAGACATTAAAGTAAAACATGGTGAGCCCAGCACGTCTGAAAAGATATCTGAAGCCCACTTCTAATAATTAATAAATGGGGCAAGTTGATTCTTGCCCCAAACAATAAGGGCATTTATGGAGAAAGAATTTGGAGAAATATTTAGCGGGCTAAAAAGAAATTTTGGTATTGCTCATTTAGATAAATTTACTATTGATCCTAATACAGGTAAGAAAAAACCTGACAAATATGGTTGGTCATTTAAAGAAGTAACAGATAAAGATTATTCTAATCATTTAAATGGTAAAACATCCATGGGTATTCAACCATGTGATGATGATGGTATGGTTAGTTTTGGCGCCATAGATATTGATGATAAAGAACACAGTTATTCAAATTTTCCATATAAAAAATATTTAGATATTATAAAAGAAAATAACCTCCCGTTAATTCCAGTTAAATCAAAAAGCGGTGGTTTACATTTATATTTATTTTTAAAAGAAAAAACTAGAGCAGTATTTTTAAGAAACTTTTTAGAAGGTTTATTATTTACATTAAAATTAAAACCAAACACTGAAATATATCCAAAGCAAACTGAACTTGGATATGATGAAGAGAAAAAAGAATATTCAAATGGTCAATATATAAATCTTCCTTACTTTAATGGAAATGAAAGAGTTGCAATTAATTATGATGGAACTGAGTTTACATTAGAACAATTTATTAAGGTAGTTAATCATAACAAAAAAACAAAAGAAGAGTTAGAAGAGTTTTCGCTTGCCCTAGTGAAAACTGTTTTACAGGGAGGTTCCGATGAGTTTATTGATGGACCTCCTTGTTTACAGATTTTATCAAAGGATGAATTATCGGATGGTAGAGATAGATGGCTTTATAATTATATGGTTTTTGCTAAGAAAAAATACGAAGATAATTGGCAAAATATAGTTAAAGCTGCTCCACAAAAATATTTCATAAAAGATTCTAATGGAGTTGTATTAGATGATTGGGGATCAGAAAAAAAGATATTAGATAAAATTAGGTCTTGGAGAAAAGATAGTACAAAGGGATATAGTTGCACTCAAGAACCAATTGTTAATTTTTGTATAAAAGTTGAATGTCTTAAAAGGAAGTATGGTGTTGGGTCTGATAGAAAAAGAATGTTTCCACCGTTATCTAATTTAGTAAAAATAAATTATCCAGAACCAGAATATACTTTCAATGTTGAATTACCAGACAACAAAGGAAGTAAAGCAATAAGAGCTAAGGATATGAAACAAATAAAAGATCAGGAAGAATTAAGAACATTAATAATGAAAACTGCTAATATTTATGTAGCCAAGGTAAAGGGAGATGATTTTGAAAATGTAATTGCTAAATTACTTCCTCCTACAGAAATACATCAGCCTCCTAAAGGAACAACCCCTGATGAATTGTTGCATGAATATTTAGAAGAATATCTTAATGGACCAAAGGCAAAGTCATATGCTTCTTTTAAATCTGGTGCTGTCTTAATAGAAGATGGACATTCATTTTTTAAATTTGCAAATTTCTACAATACTTTAAAAAATAAAGAATGGAGAGAAGGAAAAGAAAGAACTGCTCAAAGAATAAAAGAAAAATATAAAGCAGAGTTTGGAATTAAAAAAAGGTTTCCAAAATTAAATAATGAAACTACAAACTATGAAGCAGTAGAAACTGTTAAAATAAATTTAACGTTAGAAGGAAATCAATTCATAAAAGATATAGCTAAGACAGAGTTAGTTAAAATTAAAGGAAATAAGGACGTATTCTAATGATAAAGAAAGTATTGGGTCCTCCAGGTACAGGTAAGACAATGACTTTATTAAATGAGGTTAATAACTATTTAATGAAAGGAGTTCCATTAAATAAGATAGGCTATTTTGCATTTACAAGAAAAGCTGCTGCAGAAGCAAGAGAAAGATTTTTAAATAAACATAAAGATTATGTTAGAACTGATGTTAAATTTTTTCAAACACTTCATTCATTAGCTTTTCATACTCTTGGTATGAGTGAGGAAAATGTAATGCAACCTATTCATTATGAACAAATTGGAAAAGAATTAAGTATAAGAGTCAATTATTATTCAGAATCTGATGAGAGTGGTTATTTAAATTGTGATAATGAATATTTTAAATTAATTAATAAAGCTAGAATTAAAAACATATCTATTGAAGACGAGTTTAATACTAATGAATGGAGCAGAGAAATAGATTTTGAAGTATTAAATCATGTTTATGAAAACTTTTTAAATTATAAGAAGGCTTATAATCTTTATGATTATACAGATATGATTACTCAATTTGTAAACAATAAAGATAAATGTCCATCGTTTGATGTTGTATTTATTGATGAAGCCCAGGATTTATCTCCAATACAATGGAGTATGTTTGATATTTTAAATGATAAATCAAAAGATATTTTTATAGCAGGGGATGATGACCAGGCTATATTTGCATGGGCTGGAGCTGATGTTAATAGATTCATTGATCAACCGGCAATAGAAGAAGTATTACAACAATCTGAACGTATACCCCAGGCTGTTCAAGAAGTTTCAAATATTATATTGGACAGAATACAAGGTAATAGAAAAGAAAAAATATATTTTCCAAAAAAAGATAAAGAAGGAAATATCATACAAGGAAAAGTAGAATCGATATTTAACTTTGATAATTTAGATATTAATCATGATAAATGGTTAATATTAACAAGAACAGTATATAGAGCTTTAGAAATATCTAATCAGTTAAAACAAAATAATCTTTACTATAAGAACATGTATGGAAAAAGTTTTAATAATAAACTTTATAAATCAATATTAAGATGGACCTCTTTAACTGAGGGGAATCAAATATCAATTGCTGACTGTAGAGATATTTATGATTATTTACAAGAACCGTTTAATGAAAACAATTTTCAAAATAAAATGACAGTTAGAATAGAAGACCTTGGATTTAATAGAGACATCAAATGGTATGATGCATTTGTAAATACAGATCATAATGAAGAATTTTATATTAGAAGTATGTTATCTAATGGTGAAAAATTATCTGAAGAACCTAGAATAGAAGTATCAACCATTCATGCAGCAAAAGGTGGTGAATGTAAAAATGTTATTCTTGTATTAGATAATGCAAGGAAGATCAGAGAAGCTACTGCTGAGAATGTAGAAAAACAAGATGAAGAAAATAGAGTTTGGTATGTAGGTGTAACAAGATCTATGGAAAATCTTTATTTATTTAAATCAAAAAAAGAAAGGTATGGTTATCAGTTATGAGTAATAAAACGTTTTTTAAACAAGTAGGAGGAGCACATTACAAAAAGTATAAGATACAGCCCTCTTTATTTATCAATAAGAATAAGATACTGTTTGCTGAAGGCAATGCAATTAAATATATTTGCAGACACCAGGATAAAGGAAAGAAACAGGATTTGTTAAAAGCAATCCATTATATAGAAATGATTATAGAAAGGGATTATGAAAGTACCACTGTTTGAAGCACAAAAGGAATGGGTAGAACCAGAAGAGTTTCCAGATCTTAGATCGTATGATGAGATTGCAGTAGACTTAGAAACAAGAGATCCTGATTTAAAAAAGAAAGGATCTGGTTCTGTTATAGGTAATGGAGAAGTAATTGGTATAGCTGTAGCTGTGCCAGGAAGATCTTTTTATTTTCCAATAGCACATGGATCTGGTCCTAATATGGATCGTAAGAAAGTCTTAGAATGGTTTAAAGACACCATGGCATCTCCATCATTAAAGATATTTCATAATGCAATGTATGACGTTTGTTGGATTAGACAAATGGGTATTAAGATTAATGGTTTGATCGTAGATACTATGATTGCAGCATCATTAGTTGATGAAAATAGATTTCAATATAGTTTAAATATGTTGTCTTGGGATTATCTTGGTTATGGTAAAAGTGAAGCAGCTTTAAATGAAGCAGCAAAATCAAGAGGATTAGATCCTAAAGAAGATATGTGGCAATTACCAGCTATGGAAGTTGGAGCATATGCTGAAAAGGATGCTGAGCTTACTTTAGAACTATGGCAAATATTTAAAAAAGAAATAGTTCATCAAGATATAGAATCAGTATTTAGTTTAGAAACTGATTTATTCCCTTGTCTAGTTGATATGAGGTTTAAAGGTGTAAGAGTTGATATAGAGCGCGCACACAAGTTGAAACAACAACTAACAGCACAAGAGAATGAATTGTTATTAAAAGTAAAACAAGAAACAGGGATAGAGCCCCAGATTTGGGCTGCAAGGTCCATTGCAAAAGTTTTTGATAAGCTTGGCCTATCTTATGACACAACTGAGAAATCATCAGCACCTTCCTTTACTAAAAATTTTTTACAGGAACATTCTAACCCTATAGTTCAAATGATTGCAAAAGCAAGAGAAATCAATAAGGCACATACAACTTTTATTGATACAATCATTAGATATGAACACAAAGGAAGAATTCATGCTGAGATCAATCAAATAAGATCAGATCAAGGTGGCACTGTTACTGGAAGATTCAGTTATAATAATCCAAACTTACAGCAGCTACCAGCAAGGAACAAGGATCTTGGACCATTAATTAGATCTTTATTCTTACCAGAAGAAAAACATACATGGGGTTGTTTTGATTATTCACAGCAAGAACCTAGATTAGTTGTGCATTATGCATCATTACATCAATTCCCTTCTGTATATCCTGTAATAGAGTCTTACAAGAATGATCCTAATACAGACTTTCACCAGATTGTTGCTGATATGGCTAACATTCCAAGATCACAAGCTAAGACAATTAACCTTGGATTATTTTATGGAATGGGTAAAGCAAAGTTACAAGCTGAACTTGGTGTATCTAAAGAAAAAGCTGCAGAACTTTTTGATCAGTATCATGCTAAAGTTCCATTTGTTAAGCAGTTAATGAACTCAGCGTCTAATAGAGCTCAAGAGCGTGGTCAAATTAGAACATTACTTGGTAGATTATGTAGATTCCATTTATGGGAACCAAATAGTTTTGGTATGCATAAAGCACTGCCTCATGAAGAAGCACTCCAGGAACATGGACCAGGGATCAAGCGAGCATATACTTACAAAGCTTTAAATAAATTAATTCAAGGATCAGCTGCCGATATGACTAAAAAATCTATGGTAGAATTATATAAAGAAGGTATAGTTGCTCATATTCAAATTCATGATGAATTAGATATATCAGTTGAGTCTCCAGAACATGCCAAAAAGATTGTTGATATAATGGAGAGTGCAATTCAATTAGATATACCAAATAAGGTTGATTACGAATCTGGTGAAAACTGGGGTGATATATATGATTGATTATGTCTTATCTTAATGCTAACATTCCTCCGATTTATTGTAAAATAAGAAAAGAGTATTTATATGATCTTAAACAACATCACGGAGAAACTCAAAATTGTGTGGTCTTTGGTATTGCGAGCATATCTGGCCGTGCAATATTATTCCATTGTTTACTTGAATCAGGTGCAATCTATTACAGATTACCTATCAGCGCTTTTATTCAAAAAGAATTTGATCGCAGAAACGTCCCAGATCAAAATATCGAAGATCTTGAACTATGGAATTCATTTAGTTATTATCCTAGCGTTATCAGCTTTGATTTTTTAATAGGTCAACGTTGTAAATATTTAGGAAAAAATAAAAAATTCTATAATGGGCAATATTTATTTACTATTGATTGGGCACATCCAGAGTCTAATATCTTGGATACTGAACATTCCGAAATACCTGATCAACATAAGTGCGCACATATTTTGGCCCTTGATAACGGTAATTATGCAGCTCAGCCTAATAATCGTATTTTGTGGAACATTAGTAGCTTTACTACTTCATCACATAAGCCTGATTATAAAGTACAAACTACAGAGTGGAATGTTGAAAATAAAAACTGGCAATTAGAAGACACTGATGATATGTTTTATGAAGTGGAGAAAAAAAAATGAGTAGCGAATTTAAATTAAGTGACCAAACAAGTGTAGCTTTACCTGTTAAAAATATAGTGGCTATTATATCCGCTATTGTTGTAGCAGTATGGACCTATTTTGGAATAGTTGAGAGATTAAATAGATTAGAGACTAATGAAAAGTTAATGGCTCAAGATCTTTTAAAAAAGGCAGAACAAACTCCTAAAAATCAAGAGATGTATATGTTAATTGAATATCAAGCTAAATCAATAGATAAACATTCAAAACAATTAGAAGAAAACGTTCATACTAAAGTATTAATAGCTCAGTTAGAAAAGAAAGTAGATAAATTAGAAAAAGAATTAGACTCAGTTAGAGGTAAGTAATGATCGAAGCTGTATTTGCATTATTAATGTATATGAATGGTAAGCTAGAAGGATATTCTCCTAAAGCTAATATTGCAGATTGTTTAGAACAAAAACGTAAAGTAGAACGTGATGGTAATACTAATGTTACTTCATGGAGTTGTAAAGAAGTGAAAGCCATTGTAGAAGTAGATAAACATGGTGTTAAACGTATCAAAGAAGTTAAGCAAGATTAATTGTATTAACAATCTGACAGTTGGA